GAGAAGCTGCCCGTCGGGATGCTCATGCTTGAGGAACCGCCCAAGCTGACGGCCAAGACGATAGCAGGCATGATGATGGGCAAGCGAGTTCACGTCCCGGGGGTAGAGTATGACCGAGAAGAGCTGCGCGACACACTCGTCGGATTGGGAGGCAGAGTTTTTCTCTACGATCACTTCGGCTCCATGTCGTTCGCTGTCATCAAGCAAAAGATAAGATACATGGTACGTGCACTCGGAGTAAAGGACATTTTCCTTGACCACCTTACGGCGTTGGCTGCGGCGATTGATACGGACGAGAGGAAGGCTATCGACTCTATCATGGCAGAGCTGTCAAGTCTCACACAAGAGCTTGATTGCACGATTTACTTCGTCTCACATCTAACCACGCCTGAAGGCAAGGCTCACGAAGAAGGTGGCCGAGTCCTTGAGAAACAATTCCGAGGCTCCCGAAGCATCGCTTATTGGTCTCACTTCCTATTCGGAATAGAGAGAGATAAACAAGATGAAGAAGGAGTCACAGTCTTCCGTTGTCTCAAAGACAGATTCACGGGAGATGCCGCCGGGTTGCGGTTTGGGTTGCAATATAGCACAACGACCGGACTGCTTGAAGAATGTCCTCTGCCTGAATCTGGCACGGCTAAATCGCACGGGTTCAATGTTGAATCAGAAAACGGAGAATATTAATGGCATTACCAACGGACGACAAGATGCGGAAGAGAATCAGAGCCTTCCAAGGGTTCATCGCTTACTTCCCGGACGCTGTTGCGCTCGTCGCTCTGCTCAGTAAGACAGCGAACGAGCAGCACAACCCCGGCGAACCTATGCATTGGGCGAAGGAGAAGAGTACGGAGGAGCTGGACTCCCTGATGAACCACGTGATTGACATCGCTGGTAAAGGCGAGCTGTCTATGGATTCAGACGGAATGCTCGATGCGGTCAAGGTCGCATGGCGTGCTAACGCTAACCTACAACGGCTGGCGGACAAGTATGGAGGAGCAGCAGGACTCATCAGCCTGATGAACAAGCAGGAGAAATCATGAGCATCGGGACAGCCGGGATGGGCCAGACCAAACTGGCCTCCATGCTTGAGGCACAGGTTAACCTTGTGGTTGGCTTCATGCTGAGCATGGGAGTCTGGGCAGTGGTCGGCCCTCTGTTTGGCTACGAGGTCACACTTGTGGACAACCTTGGGATCACGGCCATCTTTACGGTGTTCAGCTTTCTACGGGCGTACTGCCTGCGGCGGCTGTTCAACCGGATACACATACGGAGAGCAGAGAGGAGACAGGCATGAAAATATGGGACATTGAATCAGATGGCCTTCTACCCGGACAGACTGATCCCGAGAACGTGATCACAAGGCTGCACTGCATCAATGGAATAGACACGGACACAGAGGTAGAGTTCAGGTTCAGCGATCACGAATTCTATCAGGATTTGGACGGCAACCCAACGAAGGTACTATGCCCACGTGATGGTGACATAGCAGACGCACTGGACTGGCTGGACGGTGACGTAGGTGGACACAACATCATTGGGTATGACATCCCGGCAGTCGAATTACTGTACCCGGACTGGACTGCACCTACAGGCAGACGGTTCGACAGCAGCATCGTCGGAAAATGTATCTATCCGAACCTTGAGGAAAAGGACTGGAACAACAAGCGGAAGGGAAAGCTGCCGCAGGATTTCTATGCGGGTGGCAACTCACTCAAGCAGTGGGCGCAGCGTGCAGGTGGCGTGCAGAAGACAGATTTCAACCCGAAGGACTACGGACACACATGGAAGACCATGCCGTTCACTCAGGAGATGGATGAGTACTGTATGTCCGACGTTCGTTCCAACGTTGACGTGATCAAAATGCAGATGGGCGCGAACAGTTTCGTACCAGCAGCGTGCGACCTTGAGTTAGCGGTCGCTGAGATCATCAAGTGGCAAGAGCGTGTCGGCATTAAGTTCGACGAGAAGGCAGGCGAGGAGTTTACCAAAGAGTTGTACATCAAGTTAAACAAACTCGAAGTCATCGCACGCGATGCGTTCGCTCCCTTCTGGTTGAAGAATGGCAAAGAGAAGTCGGTGGTGAAACCTCACCGTCGCTTCAAGCTCGACGATCGTGGTACTGTTACCCGTAAGGTGAAGGGTGAGGTGCAACGTGGATGGTGGTGTGAGACAGTAGCGGATCATCAACCAGTTAAGTTGGTCGAGTTCAACCCCGGCAGCCGAGCGCACATTGCGAACAGGATGAAGTGGAAGTACAAATGGGAACCTGTCGACTTCACGCCGACCGGACTGCCAGAGATAAACGAGGAAATATTAGGCGCGTTACCGTTCGAGGAAACGAAGACGATAACGAAATACATGACAGTGCAGAAGCGACTGTCGCAATTGGCCGAGGGCAAGCAGGCATGGCTCAAGGTCGTGAAGAACGACGGGAGAATTTATGGACGGGTTGATCAATTGGGTTGCGGTACGGCACGCATGTCGCACTTCGGTCCTAATCTTGCTCAAGTACCTAAGTCTGGGAGTCCTTACGGCACTCAGTGTCGCGCTCTATTTGTCGCTGATACCGACCGTGTTATTGTTGGTTGTGACGCGGATGCTTTGGAACTTCGTATCCTCGCTCACTTCCTCGCACGATTCGACGGCGGTGCGTACGTTGCCACTGTACTCGATGGTAACAAAGCGGATGGCACGGACATGCACACACGTAATCGAATTGCTATTGGCCTTGAAAAACGTGACACTGCAAAGACGTGGTTCTACGCATTCATCTACGGAAGCGGAGACTTTAACCTCGGCACTATCGTACTGTCGGAGTGGGGAGCCGAGAGACTTTCTAAGTTCTATGGAGCCTTCGCTGGGCAAACTCGACGAAGTAAAATCACAGCCATCGGGCGCAAGTCCCGAGCGAAGTTACTCTCGTCCCTGCCCGCCTTCGCCAAGCTCGTCGACACAGTGCAATACGCAGCAAGGCGTGGGTACATCAGGGGACTCGACAAGAGGCAAATCCCAGTGCGATCCAAGCACTCAGTCCTGAACTTCTTGTGTCAGGGTGCAGGCGCATTAGTAATGAAGAAGGCACTCGTACTTATGTTCGCTGAGTTCAAGCGACTGAAGATGGACGTGCTACCGTTGCTGAATATACATGACGAGGTCCAACTATCCACATTACCGGAGGAATCACATGACGCAGGAAAGATTGCAGCTCGATCAATCAAGGAAGCTGGAGAGTTCTACGAACTCAGATGTCCGCTCGCAGGAGACTATGACATCGGCAAGAACTGGGCAGAGACGCACTAAGTATTACAAGGACGACCCACAAGCTGTGGCGAGGCGCAACCTTACCATCAACGCTGTATCGCGTCTGGCGGAACAGATTGCCGGCGGTCGGACGCGGTACCGGGCCATCTCACCAGAGGAGCGAGCACGTTTCCGCGCGACGGCGCACGCCATGCATGAGCTGGGAGCTGACTTCACGACAGCCGAGAAGGCGGAGAAGACGGATCGACGAGGCTTTGTCTATGTGATAAGCAATCCAGCATGGCCCCACCATGTGAAGATCGGCCGCGCGTTTGACCCTGAGTCAAGACTGCGTAGTTACTTCACGGGCTGTCCGTTCAATGACTACGTGGTGGAGAATGCGATGTACTTCCACGACTGCTACATGGCAGAGCGGGAGACACATGCACGGCTGGAGGCATGGCGATCGGACGATGGCGAGTGGTTTAACCTGACGCCAGACGAGGCAGCAGACTGCATCAACCAATTACGGGAGATAATTTAATGTGGAGTAAGATCATTGCGACCCTCACCGGACAAACGGTAGAGGCTGTACTTGAGTACAAGACAGCGAAAGCCAAACTCAAGGGCGAGATTGCTCTTGAAACATTGCGAGGAAAAGCGGAATGGGAACGAGCAAAGACACAACGAGCGTCCGAGTCGGAAGGCCACGATCACGCTTGGGAAATGGCGAGCATCAACAACAGCGGGTGGAAAGACGAACTCGTGTTGATTATTTTATCGATCCCCATGATCACATCGTTCATCCCTTGGACGCAAGCAGCAACACAGGCTGGCTTCGATGCGCTCGCAACCACACCGCTGTGGTATCGCACTACAGTCATGTCAATCTACCTCGCAACCTTCGGTATCCGTTTGTGGAGACGTGACGTGAACAAGGGCACGAACGTAGTGGAGATGGTCGATGGATAGAACGATACTAATTGATGCAGACATCGTTGCCTACAAGGCAGCTGTGGTCAATGAGCAGAACTTCGACTTCGGAGACACAGGTCAAGCGTCGCACGTCGACCACGACGGGTGCATCCGGGCAGTCGAGGAACTGATCAATGGCTACGCGGACAAGCTGAAGGCGAATCGCATCATCGTCTGCATGTCCGACTCGAAGGCGAACTTCCGGAAGGAACTGAACCCAACTTACAAGAGCAACAGGAAGAACGTCGTTCCTCCGCAAATGCTCAGCTGGATTAAGGAGTACCTCGAACATGAGTACACTTCGTTTCGTCGACCGCGTCTTGAGGCGGATGACATCATGGGTATCTTGGCAACATCAGGCGACCGCTTCATTCAGGGTGACCGCGTCATTGTTTCTGAGGACAAGGATATGCGTACTATTCCCGCCCTCATATTCAACCCCAACCACCCCGATCTCGGAGTGCTCGATGTCAGCTCTCTTGATGCCAAAAGGTTTCACATGTGGCAGACAGTGGTGGGAGATACAACCGATGGGTATTCTGGATGCCCCGGCGTGGGTAAAGGTGGTCGTTTCGTAGAGTACGCGGAAAGCATACTCGAAGCTGACGAAGATGAGCTGTGGGATTTGGTTCTCATGGCGTACGCCAGCAAGGGATTCACCGAAGACGACGCGATCATGCAGGCGAGAATGGCTCGCATACTGCAAGATGGTGACTACAACTACAAGACAAAAGGAATACGCTTATGGAATCCGACCTGCCTGCAGTGGTGATGTGTCAAGAGTGTGACGCACAGCTGGAAGGTATGCAGGTAAGGTACTGCTCGCCGGCGTGCAGGCTACGAGCAAGGGGGAAGCGGCGCAATCGTATCACTTCTCGTTCCTTGGCCACCTGCTTCACTCAAGTGTTGTCTTGTGCCAAGTACCGTGCCAGACAGCGCGGTATTGAGTACACCATCGTGCGGGCAGACATACCAAGCACCACCCACTGTGCCAGAACTGGCATAGAGTTCAGACCTGAAGACCCACTCAGGTGTCCATCTCTGGACCGTATCGCCAACACATCCGGATACATTGCCGGCAACGTGGAGTGGGTATGCTCGGGCTATAAACTACTCAAATGTGATAGGCCCTCCTACCTCGTCACCAAATTCTTGGAAGACGTAAGCTCTTGATTTACCGATATGGTGCCTGTTAATAGCAGGCACCACGTCTACCTTAAGATCGCACCCTCATACTTAAGTAAATCTGGAGAGATACCATGCGGGCATTACCCACGGACACTGCGTCCGCGTTAGATCAGCTCGAAGAACAATACCCAGCTCGATGTCGTCTACCTGACGAGTCTGAGAGAGATCACGAGAGATATGCCGGCAAGGTCGATCTCATCAAGGAACTTGTCTTGCGTCACGCAAGAAGCCCATCAACATCATATTAGGAGTGCCGCATGTGCTCAGCGCCCAAGCCACCAAAGCCGCAGGAACCTAAGAAACCTCAGTTCCTACGGAACAGGTACCTCGACGAGTTCGTCGGCGGTGTCAAGTCATTGAGGGCTGGTCGCAGCTCATTGCGCACGCCTCTCAATGGACCTGACACGTCTACCCCCGCACCCGTAGCTGCCGTTGCACCAGTTGGCAACACTAATCCTGCCAACGTCACGCCACGTCTTAGAGACTTCCGTCCGATCGGTGGTCGCAGATACGGTGGATTTCCCAGAGACCTTCGCTAAGGAGACATCATGGCTACTGCCAAGGAACGGTTCACTACGCTGAACAGCAAACGTGACCAAGTCCTCCAACGTGGACGCGACTGCTCCGACATCACCATCCCGGCACTCATGCCGCCCGATGGTGCCGATGAGAACACCGTCCTGTCAACCCCATACCAGAGCCTCGGCTCACGAGGAGTTAACAACCTTGCCTCGAAGTTGCGCCTTGCGCTGTTTCCCCCCGGCAATCCGTTCTTCCGCTTCGGGGTTGACTCGCAGGCAATGGATGTCATCGCTGCACAAGACCCAGCAATCAAAGATCAAGTCGAAGGCATCATGCAAGGCTTGGAAAATGACGCACTGGATGAACTTGAGCAGTCCAATGATGCAGTAATCCTGCATTCCGCTGTCAAACAGTTGATCGTCGTGGGCAACGTACTGTTGCACATGCCGAAGAAAGAAGACTCACGAATCTTCCGGCTCCAGAACTACGTCTGTGTACGCGACGCCTCTGGTAACTGGTTTGAGATCGTGGCTCAAGAGAAAGTTTCAAAGTACACACTTCCCGACGACGCCAAGGGTATACTCCCTGAAGGTGATGCTGATAAGGACGGTGACGAAGACGTTACCATCTACACGCACATCCGCAAAGAAGGGAACAAGTGCGTATGGTACCAAGAGATCGACGAAAAGGAAATACCCGGATCACAGGGTAAGACTGACTACGACAATTCTCCGTGGATTCCGCTTCGGTGGGCTGCATTGGAGAACGAGAACTACGGACGTGGACACTGCGAGGAATACCTCGGTGACTTGCGCTCGCTCGAAGACCTGTCGAAAGATGTCGTCGCGTTCTCTGCTGCCTCTGCCAAAGTATTGTTCCTTGACCGACCAAACTCCACGACCGACCTTGAAGCATTGCAAAGGGCTGAGTCCGGAGAGTTCGTTGAGGGCAACATCGAGGACATTGGCGTACTGCAAGTTAATAAGCTTAACGACTTCCAAGTCGTGAAGGCACAGATCGATGATTTATCTCTCAGGCTGAGCCACGCCTTTCTACTTACGACTGGCACTGTCCGCAATGCGGAACGTGTAACTGCCGAAGAAATTCGGATGCAGGCGCAAGAGTTGGAAGATGTGTTGGGTGGTGTTTACACCGTCCTTGCTGCTGAACTACAACAAAAGGTAGTCCGGCGCTTGATAGAGCGACTGAAGGCGAAGGGCAAGTTCCCTGCGCTGCCATCCGGTACAGTCAACCCGATCATCGTCACAGGTTTCGCTGCCCTCGGGCGCGGACATGAGCTAAACAAACTGCGAGCTTACTTCGCGGATGGTGCTGCCATTTATGGTGAAGCATTCATCAACGAGTTTGATCCAGTAGCCGTAGCTGACGTGCTTGCCACGCATCACAACGTCGATGTGAAAGGCTTGAAGAAAACCCCTGAACAGAAACAGCAAGAAGCCGCTCAACAGCAGCAAGCTAACCTTATGGACAAAGCAACAGGTCCGGTAGCTGGTGCAGTAGCTGGTGGTATCGCTAATTCTGCCAACCAATAGTAATTTTGAGGAGAGAGCACCATGTCCGACAGTATCAAACGTGAGTTCCGGATCGATTCAACTGATTCCGCTCGTCCTGCCGCTGACATTAACAGCGAACCAACATTCCACGCACAAGGCTTGAAGCCGAAACCGCGAGTAATCGTCGACGTTTCCTACGAGGAACTCAAAGGCGAAGCTGTGCCGCGCGGCGGTAAAGACATTAGCGGTAGACCGCTAAATCCTGCCAAGTTGGTTTTGAAAACGACCACGTACGACGACGGCGTCACAGTTGACACCACAGTTGGTGAAGATAACGGTGAGTATCAGGATTACCTGAACGGAATCAAACGCGCCGCTGACGGTTTAGCAGGCTCAACACGTCTCCGTAGCCCCACCAAGAAGCCGACAGCTCCGAAAGCTGCGCCGAAGAAGGGGTAACGCATGACTGATCCAGTAGTGATACCCGAAGACGGCTCGCCTGAAGGTCACGCAGCAAAGATGCTCGCCATGTCCGCACCCAAGGAAGGTGAAGAAGGATATGTCGCGCCTGCAGCTGGTGACACAACGGTAACCGAACGTCCTGCTGATGTTCCGGAGAAATTCTGGGACGCAGAGAATGGCGTGATCAATACCGCTGCACTGCTCAAGTCTCAGGCCGACGCCGAAGCTGCCCTACGGGCAAGCAAGAAGCCTGACGAGAAGCCGGCTGAAGGTAGCGCCGAGGAAACTCCCGGTGTTACTGGTGAGCAGAAGCCTGTCGTTGCCAATGCAAGCGCAGAGTACGCCGAGAAGGGCGAGCTGAGCGACGCAACGTACGCAGCATTGGATGCCGCTGGTCTGCCAAAAGACATGGTCGATCAATACATCGCTGGACAAAAGGCAATAGTCGGTAACCTGCAAGTTGCTGCCTATGAGCCCTTTGAAAACGGTCAGGAAGGATACGAAGCTGCCGCGAACTGGGCTGCCGAGAAGTTGTCGGAGTCAGAGATCAAAGCATTCGATGTCCAACTGATGAGCACGAACCCGGCAATCGTTGCGCAGGGTGCCAAGGCACTCGCAGCCAAGTACAAGGCTGAAGCGGACGTTGAGCCGGACACAATTCGCGGGAACAGCAACAACCCCGCAACTGGTGGTGTCTATGGTTCATCACGAGAGATGATGAAAGACATGAGCAGCACTGAGTACCGCACCTCCGCTTCCTTCAGGAACGAAGTCGCTGTGAAACTTGGTCGTTCAAACATATAACCAGTCCCTCCGTTTGGCGTTCTCTCCTCCGCCAGACAACAAGCCCTTCCCCTCACGGGGGAGGCACCTATATTTAGTTGTCACGTCTAATTAACGCGACGACGAACTACCGCTTCACAAGCGACGACGTATGGACTCCCTGATGGGGACAATCCTTGCAGGTATCTCAAGTGAGCAAACAACCCTCCCTTAAATCTTACCTACAGGAATAATCCTAATGGCTAATGCAACCCCCTCACGTCTTGGTCAAGTCCAAGGTGCAGGCGACGCACGCGCATTATTCGAAAGAGTTTTCGCTGGCGAAGTACTGACTGCCTTTGAGACCAATACGATCCTGAAGCCGCTGACTGAGCAGAAGACGATTTCTTCTGGCAAGTCTGCTACCTTCCCGGCAATCTACAAGGCCTCTGCTGCTTACCATACGGTCGGCACCGAGCTTACTGGTAGTGCCATCCAGCACAACGAAGTCGAGATCTCTATCGACGACCAGTTGATCGCTGACACCTTCATTTCAAACATAGATGAAGCAATGAACCACTACGACGTCCGCGGTCCCTACAGTACTGAGCTTGGCTTGGCACTGGCTTTGGTCTA